GCGAATAACCGGCCCAGGTCTGGTGCCACTCGACCAGGTGGGGTTTGCCGTCCATGCACTGGAGCAGGAATCGGTCCCAGGCCGGACAAGTGGCTTCGGGGTCATACGCTACCGCAGCGCACTGCGTCAGGTAGTCGCTGCGCTCGGCAGGGCGGAGGGTCTGGGTTTCGAGGTCGATAGTGCCGTTGCTGACGTTGAGAAGGAAGGGGTGCTGGTCGAATTCGGGGCCGCGGGCTTCGATGGCGCCATCGCTGATAGCCAGCTCGGTCATAGCTTTGATGCGCCCGTTGGCCTCGCTCTTCTTGGCCCAATCGAGGGTTAAGTTTTTGCCCTCTATCTGCTCGCCGTTTTTGCCCTCTTTGATTTCTATTATGGGCGGCGTCTCCAGCGCTATCGTCCGCACCGTTTCCTTCGCCATCTCTTGGACGCGCAGCGCCAGGTCAGGCTGCCAGTAGCCCCCGGACCACAGCATCCACTGGCCGAGCCGGGTGGTAGGCGCCAGCTCGGGGACATGGCGCACGTCGTCAGCCCAGCGGGCGATGAACCGCTCGGCGTTGCCCTGGTCGGAAAAGGGCCGGTGGTCGCCGGGCGTAGGGGGCACCATAACGCGCATAGCCTGGTTGGCGCCACGCTGAATAAGCTGCTGGATCGGGTCTGGATCGCGGGCGCCATCGCGGATGGCTCGCGCCACCTTGTAGCGCACGTAGCCCGCCGTCCACGGCTTCTGGGGGTCATGGGCCACCATGTCCGCGGCGGCGGCTTCGAGCCCCTGGCGGGCGTCCTCGACGCCGATGGCGCGGGCGCCCACCAGTTGGCCCATCCTAAAAGCGGCCCGGTTGAGCGTCGATTCCTGCTGGCCGTCCGGGGCCACCCGTATCTGGCTCGCCTGTTGCGCCAATACATCCAGCGCGTAGCGGCTCGCCTCCTCGGGCGGCTCCGGTAGCTCTACGGGTGCGCCATTATTGTGGGAGGCCGAAGATGTTGCTGATGTCGATGATGTTGTCGCCGGCGGTATCATCTCCGCCAGCCAGGTCGGTATTTTCGGCAGTCGTTTCATCTTCCTCAATCGGGGAGCTGCTCAGCTCCCATTCGTAGGCGATGCCATTGGGGTGTATCGACGGGGGGACGACGATATACTTGCCGGTGCTTTTGATCTCGACACCGGGGGCGATGTCGTAGTTGGGCTCGTTGCCGAAGGCGAACAAATAATGGGTGCCACCTCCCCCGGTCTGGCTCTCGTAGACGCCGTCCGGGAGGGGGCCATTGTCATCCAGGGCAGCGGCCCAGAATTCGGTGCCGCCGCTGCGGGCGTCGAGGTCGAGGGCGACAACGCCCGAGGGCTCGCCGCAAGCCAGGCCGATGTTGCAGTTGGGCGCCTCGCTCCACCAGGCGCGGATCTGGTCCGGGTCGGTAGTGGCGTCGAGGCATCCATGAGGGGTAGCCGGTATCTTGTCGCCAGGCCGACAAGGGAAGACGGCCCAGCCGAGGCTCGCGTATTTTAGTGCGTGTTCAAGCATGGTTTTCTCGCGGGTAAAGGGGGTGGGTGAGAGCAGAGAGGGTATGCCCCCACCCACCGGAGCTACCTAAAATGGGAGGTCATCGTCCTTGGCATCGCTGGCCGGGGGGGCCGCCGAGCCAAAATCGCTGGCCGAAGCCGCGGAGCCAAAGGCGCCAGCGTCCGCCATCTGCGGGGCCGCAGCCGGGATAATGGGCTTGATGGTCCAATCGACGGGCCTCGCCACGAACTGCTTGAGCGTCAGGATCGGCTTGCGAAAAGTACCGTGCTTGGTCTTGACGTCCTCGATGCTGACCATCACGTGCGGCACCTGGCTATCGTCAATGCTATCCGCTGCCACCGCCGCCTCCCAGGCCGTGTGGAGGTCGTTGACGCTGCCGATGACCGCCTTGCTGGTGTGGGTCCATTCGCGCAGCGGAGCGCCCTCGGCGATGTCCTGGGGCAACCATATCTCCAGCTTGACCCCTTCCTTGTGCCAATCGCTGGGCCGCGAGCCAGGGAGGCCGAGGGAGTGGTGCTGCGTGGTGATGTCCACGCCGCCCTCGAACTTTATCCAGCCGATCTCGATGTTGGCGACATCGATGAGGACGCCCTGCTCGGACAACGCGGCGGTGATGTCGGTGAGTTCGTTGGCGTAGTTGCCCGCCGAGTCCATCACGCGGTCAGCGCGGGAGAAGATCCCTTCCCTGGCGTTGAAGCGGACGGTGGGCAAGAATTCGGTCTGGGTGCTAAGTCCTGTTAAAGCCATTGTTCATTCTCCTGGTTTGGTTGTTTCTGCGAGGTCTTGGTTGCTCGGCGTGTTGGCCATGCCAGCGGGGTTCAAGCGCTGGGGTATCGTCTTTAGGTATGGGGCTACTCTGCTCGCTGTCATCCAGTAGCCCATCACTCGAAATTGATCGAATATCTGTAGGATGAGCGCTGCGTCGAGGAGGTCGATCTCAGACGTAGAGTGCGTTTCAACCAGCTTTTTTCCTTTGTCGGTGTAGTAGTCCCGGATGGCGCGGCGGGTCTCCCCATCTCCAAAGGCATAAAACAGGCTATCGCCCTTACTTCGCAGCTCGAGGCCGTAGGGCTCGATAGCTTCCTCGGCTGCGTGATACAGCATCTTGAGGCCGCGCACATACTGGCCAGATTCGACAAGTCTTTCCACGCGGCGGAGGACGCAGCAATACCGTTCCTCCAGTGCGAAAGTTGAAACCATTTGTGCCGTCTGAACCAGTTGTAGTCGCATCATTGGTTTAGTTGGATAGGAGGGCGGGAACGATCCGCGCAGCCAGGTAGGCGCCGCTGATGATTATCGCGGTCCACCCGATGCGGTTACCCCAATCGGGGCGGGTGCAGCGGAAGTTGATCTGCATTAGGCTACCGCCCCCCCTCGGCCATATAGTCCCATTCGGCTTGGCGCGTGATCACTTGAGTTCGCGACAATGGTGTTTCAGCGGGCCGCCGCCGCTCTATTTTCTCGCGCCGCTTACGTTCTGCCGGGGTCTCGATACCGTATTCTCGGCAGAGGCGATGGTAGTGGACCGGCGAGATTCCAATGGCCGCAGCGGCGGCCTTGCCGGTGTGGTAGATGCGGCTGGCGTTGCTGATACGGGCGGGGTTGATAGACGATTTCATCTTAATAATCCCCCCGCCGGTAGGGGTTCAAGCAGGAGCGATAGCGGCGGCGCGGGGCGGAGGTGGCACCCTCCCCATCCAGGTCCTGCGCCCGGTTCAATACGCGCTCGCCCATCTCGCCGAGGAGCGTCTTGTCGAAGTCGCGGAAGTCTTCCAGCGCCATCTCGAGGGAGCCGCCCTGGTCGCGGGCGTGGGAGAGGAGATTGCGGGCGGTGTCGCTGATGCGGCGGTCCTCCACGCTTCGCCGTGCCATATTCTCGCGGGCCTCGAGCAGCAGGAGTAAACCATGAGCAGCGGAGTGCGTCGAGGAGAGCGCCTTATCCACGGCGACCTTGGCGGCCATCCGGGACGCAGCCAGCGCCTGGGCGGCGCGGCGAGCTTCTATAATAGAAGAGGGGGTGCGGGCGGCTTTCCAGTCGCGGAGACCCGGAAGGTCCGAAGGGGGGGCGCCAGAACGTTCTGGCGAATTACTGGTACTTTTCGTACTATCCACAGCATAGCTCCTGTCTTCTTGCGAGGCCAGGTCTTAGGTCCGTTGCTCTGAATCCGCCAAAGATCTCGAGCAACGGGCCGCTTTTATTTCGGCCTCAAAGTATGTGGTGGGCGGGACCGAAGCCCCGCCCGAGGGGGTTAGAAGGTTGAGCGGCGTCTAATCGAGGAATAAGAAAAATTTGCGACTATTTTTTTTGCGTCGAATATGGAAAGACCATTTTCTACCAACTCACGGATTGCCAGTATCTTTTCTCCGTCACACCATGACAGATATGCTGCATATGCCATCTCATGGTTTTGGTCAATGTTTTCTGCTGTGATGTTGAAATCTGGTCGAGGACGCCCTGGAGTTTCCATTTTCGTTTCTCCGTCAGGTGTAAGTGACGCTATTTAATTAACTACACCCTTATAATAAGCTTTTGTGGTTACCTGCGCAAGCTTTAGTTAATTATTTCCTTGCGAATGTTATACCTTCGGAGCTTATTTTCTTGTATGATGATCGCAATGCCTATTCAATTCCTCTGGTCTGAGGTAGAACGCTTGATGGATGTTCGGGGCGTCAACACCCGCGATGAGCTGGCCGCCCTGGCTGGTATCCATCGCGTAAACTTATATAAGATAAGTAAGGGCGCCGTTACGCCCAGCCTCCCGGCCCTCGGCAAAATCTGCGCCGCGCTCCAGTGTCAGCCGGGCGACCTCCTCCGGTTCGAGCCAGGCGAAGACGGCCAGTAGCGCCCGCGCTGAGGCCGAGCGGGTGCGGATCGACTCCAGCGGCCTACCTCCCCGGTCTTACTATTTCCCACTAATTAACAACATAGTCAAGTCGTTTTTTTCGCCCCCGAGCAGTGCTTTTATGGGCAGTAGTCTGAATTATAATAAAGGGAAATTTTTTTCCAGCGCAACTTTTCTCCACCTCTTCCCACGGTTAATTTAACTTAATTAACCAGCCGCGCGCTCGCCACCCAGCCGAGTTCCGGTATTTTTGGCCCTAAAATTATATAGGGGGCGCTGACAAAAAAACGCCCTAAACGCCCTAAACGCCCTAATAGGGCGCTTTTAGGGCGCTTTCTAAATTTCCATAAACTTCTATTAATATTTGGTTTGTAAGAGTTTAGGGCGTTTAGGGCGTTTTTCGCCAATGAGATCCTATAGAAAAATAAAAAAGTATGCTTTTATATAGGGGGTCATTGCCAAATAAACGCCCTAAACGCCCTAAGATTGCGTAAGGCTATGGCCTGACCGGAGTTACGAGAAAAACGAAAGCGCCCTAAAAGCGCCCTATTAGGGCGCTTTGTAGTTAAGTCATTGTCTCCCATACAAATAAAACGCCCTAACTTTTTTAGGGGGCACGTGAATAATTCTACGGGGGGGGGTGACCACAAACGACCACAGACCGGGGTTGACGCGTTTCGGCGATATAAGAGATTCCATATGGCATAACTACGCCGCCCTGGCTCTCACATCGCCTCGATGGGCGCCAAGACCCATACAGGCGACCTGGCCTCGCAAGCCGCGGTGGCTACCCGCCGCATACCTCCCGGAGACCAGGGCGGCTATCAAACAAGGATCAGCGAATGCCCAAAGTAGGCAACGTCCACTATCCGTATACCGCCGCCGGCAAGAAGGCCGCAGCGGTTGCGCGGAAGAAGGGCAAGAAGAAGACCAGGCCGAAGCCGAAAAAGAAATGAGCTACACCGAGGCCACATGGCCCACCGACCGCTGGCCCAACTTCGCCTTCACCGAGCTGGCGTGCAGCGAGACCGGCGAGTGCGGGATGGACCTGGCCTTCATGGATCGGCTACAGCTCCTCCGCAACCACTACGGCCACCCGCTGACGATCACCAGCGGCTACAGGAGCCCCGCCCATAGTATCGAGGTGGCTAAGTCAACACCAGGCACCCATGCCAAAGGACGAGCCGTAGACATCGCCTGTGCGGGTGTAGACGCCTACGACATCCTGACCGAGGCGCTGGTATGTGGGTTTACCGGGATTGGGGTGAAGCAGAAGGGCGAGCATCGATTCTTGCACCTGGACGATCTGGGCTACGGCGAGCATAGCGTGCCGCGGCCCTCGATCTGGAGCTACTAATTGGTTGAGATGTGCGACAAGTACGGCCACGAGCTGCCCTGGTATCGGGCGGTGCTGCACCTGTCCTACCTGGTGCCGGTGCTGCTCGTAGCGGTGCCGATCCTGTTGGGTATGCTGTATTGGCGGGGGAGTAGGTGATATGGGGGATTCCGTTATGAACGGAGATGAGCGGGATGATGGCCGAGACAAAAAAGGCCGGTGGACTACGAACAATCCGGGGCGCAAGAAGGGCACAAAAGACAAGTTTACTACGCTCAAAAATGAGTTTGTCAAAGTCTTCGAGAGCCACGGCGGCCCGGCGAAGCTGGCGGAGCTGATGGCGAAGTCGCCTGACAAGTATTTCGAGTTCCTGGTCAGGCTTCAGCCCAAAGAGATCGTGGCCGATGTGACCACCTCGCACCAGGCGACGATACAAGCGCCCCCAGCGGCGCCCGAGAACCTGGCGGAGTGGGTCGAGCGCCGGGAGGAGATCACCGAGGCGCTGCCGCAGCAGAGCGCGGTAGACGCCATCGTAGAGGCTGAAGTGGGAAGCAATGGCCGCGACAACTAATACCATTGTGACCTGGCGCCCGCAGCTCGGGCCGCAAGCGATAGCCATCGACGCCCGCTACGTGGTGGACGAGCTATTCCTGGGCGGTGGCCGTGGCGGCGGCAAGAGCGATTACCTCCTCGGCGATTTTCTCGCCGATGTGGAGCAGGGCGCGGCCTGGCAGGGCATCCTGTTCAGGCGCACGTATCCCGAGCTGGACGAGTTGATACGGCGCAGCCAGGTGCTATACCGCGGCGCCCACTATAAGGTGGGACGCCACGAGTGGTGGTTCCCCAGCGGTGCCACGCTGAAGTTCCGCCACATAGATAGCGTCCACGACGCGGCCCACTACCAGGGCCACGCCTACACCTGGATAGGGTGGGACGAGCTGACCAACTGGCCTACGCTCGAGTCCTATGACTTGCTCAAGGCTACGCTGCGGTCAGCCCACAACGTCAAGGG